TCAAAAAATAGTCAGAATACAAATGGTACTGGTAGTTTAATAAGTGGTCCTGGAAGTCGAAGAAACAGTTTAAATAACCGAGTTGGATATAGATCAATTGGAGGATTAACAAATCGTGTATTAAAAGATGGTGGGACAATTTTACTTCAAATTCCATCACAAGTTCAAGATGGTAATAGTGCCAGTTATGGTGACAGCAGAATGAATGGTCTTGTGGCTGCTGCAGCAGAAGGAGCAACAGGTATAATCAAAGGCATAGAACTCGATAATATTAAAGGATCGATTGATGAAGTTGGAAAAAACCTTAAGGATATTGGAAGCAATGCTCTTCAAGGAGCAGGTGGTGAGAAAGGAATTCAAGATATTGCGACTAAATTTTTTACTTCAAAAGCTGTGGGTGCTCTTGGTGGTAATGTCTCAGTCAATCAATTACTAGCAAGACAAAGTGGAGAGATATTTAATCCAAATATGGAACTCCTTTTTAATGGTCCGACACTTAGAAGTTTTCGTTTTTCATTTAAAATGACTCCAAGAAGTAGTGCCGAAGCAGAGCAAGTTAAATTAATTATAAGATCATTTAAAAGAAACATGGCACCTAAAACAGCAGAGTCAGCTGGAAAATCTGGATCAAGAGGTAATTTCTTCTTGAAGTCTCCTAATATATTTGAACTTAGATATCGAAGTGGTAATCAAGATCATCCATTCTTACATAAATTTAAACAGTGTTTTCTTACAGATGTATCTGTTAATTATACTGGAGAAGGTGTATATGCAACTTATGAAGACGCAACACCAGTGTCTATGATTTTAGATTTATCATTCAAAGAACTTGAACCAGTATATGATGTGGATTATGATTCTGAGCAAGGACAAGGAGGAGTTGGATACTAATGGGATATTTCAGAGAACTACCAAATATGCGTTATCCTTCTTTTTTGCCCGACAAAAATTCATCCCTTGAGTTTGTCGAAACAAAAAATTTATTTCGCAGAATCAAACTTAGAGATGACTTTAAAAATATTTTTACTTTATTTGATAAATTTGAAATACCAGAGGGTTTGAGACCAGATACAGTTGCTGAAGGATTATATGGAAGTGATGAATTAGATTGGGTTGTTTTAATTACAGCGGGAATTACAAATGTACGAAATCAATGGCCACTATCAAGTAAAGAGATTTATGATTATTCTCTTGACAAATATGGTACAGATTTAGATAATCCAAGATATTGGGTCACAAGAGAAATTAAAGACAGTAAAGGAAAATTAATAATGGCAAAAGATAATGTTGTTGATCCTGAGTTTTCAATAACTTTTTATGATACTGGTTTATCAATCTACGTTACAAAATCTGGTGTTGAGGCTAGAACCGCAGTTTCAAATTATGAATATGAGACATTGTTAAATGATAAGAAAAGAAATATTTTTGTTCTTAAACCAGAGTTTCTACAACAGTTCTTAAATGATTTTAGAGATCTTATGGTATATGATAATTCTTCACAGTTTATAAACGATAACGTAATTCAGACAGAAAATACATCAATTACTTTGCCATAAAAAAAGGGGGTTTGAAACCCCCTACAAATTTATTCTTCTGCGAGTCGAGCAAAATAAGATAATGCTTCATCATCTTCATCTGCTGAACTACTTACAGGAACTGGTTCTGGTTTAGATTCTTGTACATAATCTCTAGTATTTGATCTAAAGGAACCACGTCCTTCAGTTTCATCTTCTAGTTCAAAGTCTTCTGCATTTTTAACAGGACTTGAAACACGAAGCACGGACTCAAGACGTTTCTTAAGTTCATCATATGTTTTAAACTGATCACTTGCGACTAATTCTGCGAGAGAAAATTCTTTTTTCCATAAACCTTCTAAAGCGTCATCATCATCAAGTAATGGACTTTGTGCAGCAAACTCAGAACTATCGTAGTTTCTATAACCAGCGACATTCTTTGCCTTTAACTTAAAGTTCGCACCTTGCCAGAAATCGAATGGATCGATTGCTTCCTCATCTTCAAACTCAGGTTGCATTGCTGCTGTAAGTTTATCAAATATTTTTTTACCATACTTATATAAAAATACTTGTCCTTCATTCTCAGGATTTGCTGGATCTTTGACAACATAGATGTTTGAGACATAAGTTAACTTACGTTTCTGTTTACGTGCTGTTTCTTTTCCCGCATCTGTACCATTGTTCCAGAGTTGAGTATTGTACTCGGATACTGGATCTTTTTGTCCTAGTGTGGTAAGTGAATTTTCAATATACCATCCACCAGGTCCTTGGAAAGCATGTGAATATAACTTTACAAATGGTAGATCTTCATTATTAGGAGCTGGTAAGAAACGAATTACAGCGTAACCATTTCCACTTTTATCAACATCTAGTTTCCACAAACGGTCATCAGTACTACCGCCTGTATTATTCATTTTTTCAACTTCTTTTACTAACTTCTGAGTAAGAGAACCTAATTTAGATTGCTTTTTTAGATTAGCAAACGACATTTTGGATACCTCGGATTAATTGGATTAATTGGATTTTATTTTGTTGTATTAAAGAGGGAGGTTGGATTCCTGTGTACCAACAAAGAACGGGCATTACTACAGTAGTAAATACGTCCTTGCCTGAGACCCGATTGGTTGATCGGTTCTACCCTTGCGAGCAGCAGCACCACCTGTGTCTCATCACCTTAACCAGCGGTTGCCAGTAAGTTTATTCAGTCACTCCCATGTTGCGTCCAACATTTATATTATAATACCTAACTATTTATCTGTCAACCCCTTTCTAGAATGTTTTTTTAACTTATTAAATAACTTGGGTTTTGGTTTTGTTCTTTGCTTATCTACCACCGCATCAGTCTCTGGATCTCCAGTTGGTGGCATGGCATTCGCACTCGAGTTTTGTATATCTCTTCGCAGTCTTTCCATATTCTGGATGCATACCAGTTTTTGGATCTAACTGTGGTGGTGGATTCTCAGGGAATACTGGTTTGATATCTTTTGGATTGAAGAATTGTTTTTGTTTTACTCTTTCAAATAAACTTGATTCCTTTACATTATTCTTTTTATCTTTATCAATAACTAATGGTTCATCAAGACCAGCAATTCCAGATCTTAGATCAGGTTTATCTTCAATACCTTGTAATATTTTCATAATTTTTTCTGATACATCTAATTGAATTTTGTAGGGCATAGTCGGAGCAGTATTCATCGCTGATGCAAAAGATTGTTCTGGTCCTTGCACGGGATGTAATAATTGTCTTGCTGCACCCATAGTCATCACTGATACTAAAGTTGATATCGCTCCAGAATTAGTTTCTGGCCAAGTATCATTTGACACATCAAATAATTTTGCCATATTTTTAGCAAGTTTAAATTCACCAACATCTACTGAAGTCAGTCCTCTAGAACCCGTAGCAATTAATTCCTTTGCAGTGGGACGATCTTTCCACCAACTAAATGGTTTCATAGTAATATTTTGATCTATTTTTTCATCATGTCTAAATTGATAGTTCTTTTTAAAAACAAGTCTACCATTTAAAAATTCGTCTATATCAAGTCTTACTCCACCTCCAATAGAATTCTTCAATGCAAAATTATAATTATCTCTGTTAGGAACTAATCCCAACGTACTATCATTAAAAAAATTGTCTAATTTCTTTTTAGCTGATACTGTTTTACCACTATTAACATACTCTCTCACTTTTTCTACAACTTCGTCACTGCTTATTAAGTCTATTAAATAATTTTGACTTCTTTTTGTAAGATCATCAGTAATATCAACTCGATTGCCATCATCCACAACGCTTCCATCAGGATTAGTAAAGCCAGGAACATATCCTTTTTCTCCTTTTGGACTCCAATCATTCGGATCATAAGTTGAAGAATAAATTGTCTGTTGAATGTAATCATCATATCTCTGAAGCATATTAGATGCGGTTCTGATATCACCTATATCACCAGCTAAATTACTCATACCCTCTGGTAAAGCATCTTCTAGCATCCCGATTCCCCTTAGAAGAAGTTCAATACGATTATCAACAATAAAATCCTTAAGTTGATCTGCTCTTTTTAAGATCACATCATTATAAAGAGTATGCATATTTTTTGCTTTTTTTCCAGTTGGATCATCATCATAATTAAATGTTTTTATAAATTCCTCTGTATAGAAGTGGTCTTTTAAAACTTGTACTAATTCTGGTTGCTCTGTCACTAAAGGATGTCGATAAACAGCTTGTGCTACATCTGTTGGAAGATCAGTGATTGGAATTCGGAACTCAGTAATAACATCACCTCTAATATTCGGAGGATATCCTGACATTCCTCCAGTGTTTGCATCACCATCACTTCGGTTATGTGCGGTGTTTCCTAACCAATTGACAAAACCAGCAGCTCCCTGATTCATAAAACCTGGTACCTCACCAGAATCAGTAGATTTGACATTATGATATGCATGATCCTTATATAAAAGATAGGGCATTGATCCATCTGGTGGAACTACAATCTGATATTGTGCTTGACCACGACCCGCAATAGGATTTTTTTTCATAATATCAGTAACATATGCATTTGCAAATCCATGATACCCTCTATCAGGTTGAAAAGTTGTGTTATCAACAGACCCATCATTCGTAAAGACTCTACCAAATTCATCTTCGTAAATATTTTCATCTGCGTATGGTACTGGTTCACTAACGATTGGTATTAATGGAATTCCATCTGTTGCTAAAGGTTGATCATAATCATAAAGAAGATTGGGATCTGCTTTACCCTGTTTTACCAACTTAGCATATGCCTCTTGTGTTTTTTTAAATCTTTGTTCCTCATCATAACTCAATATCTGGTTTGGTGTAATGCGATCTCCAAGTTTTTTAATTAGCACAGGATCTATAGTATCAGGATTGACTCTGATTGGTTTATTGAGCATTATGGATTTTGCAATCGCAATCTTATAGTTTTCATACTTTGCATTCTGTGCAGTTTTTGAACCGAGCAAAGCATCACTTAAATTTTTCAGTGGTGTGATAAACTTAGAAAACTTATCAGCACTATCCCATGCGGTCATCAAATCTTTATATTGTTTTTCAAATCCCTGTGATTTTAGTTCTGTTTTGATTTCTTTCTCTGGATCTTCCTCATCATAGAGTGCCTTCATCTGATCATACAGAGTATTGATTGGTTCTTCAGAATCAGTCTCAAAATAATAATCTGGTAAGTTCTTTGCTAAAGCGTTTAAATAAGGTGCAAGATTATTAAGTTTTGCAGATTTTGATCGTGCAATGATGTCTTGATCTCTTGTACTATTATACCACCACTCCAGTAATCTTTTAAACTCACTAACAACTTTTTGAGGTGACATCTCATCAACTTTTGAAAGTTTATATTGTCCCAAAATGCCAGCTGGAGTACCAAAAACACTTACCCCACCTCTTCCTTTTGCGTCTTCTATTGCAGCATCATAAAGCCAATTATATACTCGTGAATCTCCGTCAGGATAGACAATGCTCATATACGCATCTGTATAAAATTTTGCCCATTCAGTTGGTGTTCCTTCCCAAGATTGAGCAGCGTTAATTATTGCCTGATATTTGTCACCATCATACTTATCAGTATGCTCTAACTGAGAAGCATAAGTCTGTGCTGCTCTAAGCATACTAGGCACCTCATCACTCCTTCCTGGATTACGAGGGTTTCCATAGAAATTATCAAATCCAATAAAGTCCCTTAAAAGTTGTTCGTCATTCACATATTGGTACTCAGGAAGTTCTTCTTGCTCCTGATCTATCAAGTCAGCATTATTCCAGTAGTCTTCATGTGCTTTTGCTTCAATAGCACCTGCCTCACTTTCCATTCTATCTCTGATTGCATTATTAGTTTCTACCTCTGCTTCTTGGAACTTAAGGTCTGCTAACTCCATTTCATTATAAGCAATGTATTCAGATTCAGGATCTAATTCAATTGCTTTTTCTAGATCTTCAATTGCTCCAGCAAGATCTCCCTCCTCTGCTTTAATGAATGATCTCATTTCGTATCCTACTGGATCATCAGGACTATTTTTAACCATTAGATCGGTAGTTTTTAACACTCCCTCCATGTCTCCTGCTACATATTGTGCTGATAATTTATAGAAATAAGCATCCTCATTTTTTGGATCTGTTTTTAAAATTTTATCGGCAATTTCAATAATTTTTGGATCTGAATAATCATAATCATTTTGTATTAAAAGATTATCTAAGTCAGCGATATATTCATCATTTTGTGCTTTAATCTGTTCTGGAGTCTTGAGAACTTCAACCTTTTTTTGACCTTGTTGGAAGTCTGTAAACGATTTTGTTACCTCATCTTTTCCAATAGGAGAAGGTTCTACATCATCTCCAATCTTTGCAGAGGCAAATGGATCATCACCACCTACTCTTGTACCAGCACCAGGAAATTCATCACCTAATTGTGCTTGCGTATATTCATCAGCTGCGGCTAATTGATCATTAAGTTTTTTCTTTCTTTTCTTCGGATCTCCCTCATCTGTTCCAACACGTATAAAAGAAACTGCCTGTGGGTCATCAAGAGGTACAACAACATTAAGAGGTGTTTTTCTTTGAAATTTTATGTCTGTCACACCATAATGATCAAAATTACTTCCACTATGTCCTAACTGAAATAATCCAAATATTGTATCCTTTTGTCTTGCATACTCAGGAATTTTAATTGTGTAATCCTGTAGAGTACCATCACCCTGATCGATTGCGATAATAGCTGCATCAGCAGGAAAGGCACCTATATTGTTTTGGCTACGATCCTGTGAAAGATATGATGAACGACTCATATCAGGAGTTTTGTATATCACAAATAATTCTTCAGTTCCCACTATATCAGGATGCTCTCCTCCATTAGATCCAGTCCCTCTTATTGCCGTGATGGTAAGAGTATCTAATCTTGTCGCATCCATTGGTTTAAGTAGTGCCATTCTTGAACCACCAGAACCAGTTCCTTGAAACGCAAGATAATTTCCACCAACATCAAATCCACCAGTGCTTCCACTTCCTGATCCATTTGCTCTTATTGTCGCACCATCAAGTGCACTATTATCTCCGTCCGCACCAAACATATTAGTTGTATCAGAAAATGATGCAGCATCAATTGGATCAACTGGAGCAACAGTTCCATCACCTTCAGCTGGAGCTATGGTGGTTGTAAACACAGCACCAGTAGTCATCTTTTCAGATAACTCAGTTTTCCAGTCTGATTTGTATTTTCTTGATATCTCTTTAATTAATTCTTTTTCTTTTCTATCTCTCTCTTCCTTTAACTTTTTTGCAGCAATTTCCTCAAGACGTTTTCTCTTAACATCTTTCATGTCAATATGATGTATTACTCTTGCAAAATTACTCAAGGTATTTTTCCTTTTTATCTATTTATTGATCAACTTCTTTTCTAAGATTATCAATTGTTTCCTGCATGAAAGAAAATAACAAACTCATATCAGTTCCTTCTGGAAATCCCATCAAAGAAACTGTTTCTTGCATGTGGTTTTTCATTTTAATTGCTTCAGAATCATCTGATAGAGATAATCTGGTGAACATTAGACGTTGTTTTTCTAATAAAGTTTCTAATTTCTCAATGTGATCTACCTTCTCATCATGACTAAACATATTGAGAGTTGGAATTTTTCCATATATCTCGTTTTGTAAATCTCTAATTTCCTGTAGTTCTTCTTTAACTATTTCAGAATCGAAAAAATTACTCATTTACAATTTTCCTCAGAATTTTTTTGTAGTAGACTATGTTGATATTTATAAAAGGAATATATTTTTTTATCTTTAAACTTACTGTTTCCCAAACTGGATCTTTTATAGTTTTATCAAATTTTTTAACGAAAGAAAATATCTTTTCCAGTATTATAAGTGTTTCTAAAGATAGATCTCCACCCAGATATTTTTTTAG